CAACAAGTCTTTTTTCGTTCTAGTCATTGTCTGCATCTATCCTCTCATTCTTTATTGTATCTGAATTTCTCCATCATTTTGTTGGTTATGTTTAAATCTTTTTGGTAATCGTAGAGCATCTTCTTTATACCATTGGCTTGGATCATGTATGTCCCTAATGCTTAGCCACTCTTGTAATTCCCTCTGGATCTCAGGAAGCAGCACTTTAGCAGTTCTACTTGTTAGATTCTCTATCTGCTCTGGGAATATCATGTTGCTAAATAAAGTGTGGATTGCTTGATGAGTTGTGTATTTTATCATTTCTATGTTTAGATCATTGCTTGCTCATCATCTACTGTCTGGACACCAATGATGCTTATTATATTCCTTTTCTTTTCTCATTTAGCTTTTGTTTATAAGCTAAAATCTTTTTTCTAAATTGTTTCTCTTCCCATCGTTTGATTATATAGTCTATCACTTCCTCTAAAAAACTTACCATACTTTAAATTAAAATAAAAAGCTGATTATTCATCAGATTTCTTTTTATCTTTTATTTTCATCGTTATTAAAGCATCTGCTGCACTATCCTTAGTGTAGAATACTTTAGCCCCTCATTTATTAGGAGTCCATAAATAATAAGAGTTGAGAAACTGTAATAAAAGCAGTCTTCACATCTCTTTCTTCCTAGAGATAATCCATCATCTCTCTGTTTTTATTATTTTGTATTCATACATGGCTTTAGTTTATTTCTTTTAAAACTCTGTCTAAATTTTCTCTCATATACTGAATATCTTTCTGTATCTCTGCTATCTTTACATCCAATTTATATCATTGTATCTCTCTTACATCGTTTTCTACAGCAGATATTCTAGCATTTGTAGTGGCATATAATCCACCTAGTCAGAAAACAAAGACTAGAAAGCTGATTCGTGTAGCTGGATTAGTTAGATAATCTTTAATTTTTGTCATCTTCTGAATCGTTATCAATTAAAGGATCAGCTTGTGCTTTACCTACCTTTTGTCAGAAATAGAAAGCAATAACCGAGAGCATACAATTATTAAATAGACTTGTCTCTACTCCCTGTAATGTTAGATATACTGCTTGGAATATTAAGCATACACTCATAAGTAGGAATACTAGCTTAGTTACACTAAATTTAGTCCAAAAGTTTTTCATCCTTGTTAAAAATGGAGATAAAATTTTTATATCTCCATTATAGTCAGATTTCTCTTTTTGGTGGATTTTATCATAATCTGATTACTGACATAGCATCAAATACAGTAGTAGTTCCACTTGTTAAACTATGTGCTACTAATGGAAGTATTTGAGATCATGCAGGAAACCATGAAATCTGCAAAAACCTTACATTATCCCCATTACCAACTGCTCTTGCTTGTGTTCTATCTGTATTCCTAAATATCCCATCTTCATATTTTTGTGCTAATCCTACTCGCTCCTTATACTGATACCCATAATTACTATCATAGTATGATGTATCAAAATAGAAAGTCCCATAGCACATTACATAATATAGTCAGCTCTTAGCTATCTCAAAGTATGTTGTATTTACTGATTTTGTAGTATATCATACTCCACCATCTCATGTCTGATATTTTATAGTTCAGCTCTTTACTGCTACAAATGGATTATTCTGTTTCTCCATTTTCATTAATTCAGGAGTACTTCCAGCATAGCTAGGGAATTGAGATAGTTCGCTTTCTGTTCGCTCTTCTTTCATAGGTGGGATATTCCATAGTAGTTGTATTCATGCAGAAGTTCCTCAGACTACTCATCATCATTTTATCATTACATGAGAAAAGTCTGTATTCTTATTAGTTCATCTCCAATCCCATTTATCACTCTGTAATCATGGTCTTAGCTTAAATTTATCATTATCTCTTGGTCGGTTAGCATCTTGGAATACTCATTCATCCCCATTATTGAAATCATTTCAGAACTGTTTACCTGCATATACTATCATCTCTCTCTTTGATTAGCAACTAAATCTAAAGCAAATAATTCAGGAGTATAATTCTGATTTCCTTTTCCTTTTACCATTATCTGTAAACTATGACTCTTTGGTAATTCTAGTTTATTATTCAGATTATGGAATCTAAATTCTCATTCACAGTATTTATCTGTTTCAATAGTTCAGATTTTTCTAAAATGATTATACTCTACATAAGTCATACAAGTATTCCCATTCTTATCTATTATTTCCATATCATCTGAAATCTGTTTTGGTAAATCTCACTCTAGTCTGAATGTATATTCTGTTCCATTTCTTTCTACAAATTTCAGATTATAGTTTCATGTACATCATTTCATCTTATAATTCTCTGTGGGAGAATAGTCATAATATCATGGATCTATAAAACTATCTGTTGTCCTGAATGTTCGGAAGTGATAATGATTAGCCATTCCCCAAAATTCTAGGCTACAGTTTGCACTTGGTAGGATATAGCTTACAAATAGGTCAGATTCTTCTTTCTCTAGTAAGTGGTTTCAGATTACTATAGGATATTCTGCCATCCATTCTGTGTTATAGTTCTTTATTGGAGTATCATCTTGTAATGTTATTCTTTTTTTATTCCCAAATGATGTATATTCTATTATCAAATCGTTTCAGTCAGCTTTTAGATCTGTTATAGTTCATAGTATCTCATGAATAAAAGCTCATCCTTTACCTCCATAAGTCTGTCAGTATGCAAATATTCTATTGTCTTCAGTAGTTAAAATCAGATTTCCTCTATATTCTACTATCTTTCAGTCAAATTTATACTGTTCATCTGTTTTAATCAGATTTTTTTTGTCTTTTTCTTGGTTTCCTCATACTAAAGGCACTAATTCTTGGTTATTAAATACCCATAATTGACTTATACCTCTATCTTCTCATACTAGATACATTAAATAGTCTATATTAGCCACTCATCTGAAAGTACATCCATAAGCTATATATGGAGTTCATCTTCATCATGATAAATCACATGGTATTATGTATCAGTTTCAGTCCATATTTCATATCATATATACTTGCTCATTCCATACAGTCATTCAGATTACATCCATTCTTGGATCAGTCTCCCATCACATATCAGCTATAAAGTCATATTTTATCTTTTTCTCTCCATCATCTTCTACCCAAGTTCCATTCCATTTATATAATGGTTGAAAACTTGTACCCTTTATCCAATAGCTTTGAGAATAGGCATAATTTCATATACTTACTAGCTTTCTCTCTCTTACAGGTAGATAATCATATTGTTTATGGTAATCTCAGTCAGATTTTTCATTATTTATAGTCATTCTATGATCTTCTACAGGTCATCAGTTTATATCTAAATATAATTTACCTCCACTCCATGAGTTTCATGACTTTCATTCTCTCCTAGTCCTAGTGATGTTTATCGCTATTCTGCAATAGTCATAGCTATCTATATTTTTAGCTATAGGAATATCCACAAGGATTCCATCTTGTATCGTTCATGAAAATGATATTGATCTAGCGGCACTATCTGTACCTATCATATCATCTAATTGAGCATCATAATAATATTTATCTTGGAAAAAGTCTAGTGTAATAGATTCTACAGAGATGGTTACATCTGTGGTCTCAGGCTCTGTACAGTATAACCTTAAAGGCATACTTCAGAACTTTGGCTCTTTTATCTGTAATATAAGGTATTTATTTCATGATAATGAGTCTGCTGTAAATTCATATCCATTCTCTGTAACTCATGGAGTCTGAGTCCAACTTCATGCAGATATTTCTTTTTCATATACAGTCGCTATCTTACTATATACGAGCATAGCTCTATCAGTAAATACAACAAACGAGTCCCATTCATTTCATTCGTACATTACTGACATATCTTGTACTGTCCCCCATTGAGCATTTTCATAAGTTCCATCCTTTCAGTTATAACTTACCTGATACACAGGGAATCATATACTAGGATCTACTACTAGCACATCTCAGTTATCTGTTCTTTCATAGACTTTACCATCAGTCTTTAAAATCAGATTTCACTCTTGTCTAATAATATCAGATCATTGTATAGTAGGCTCACTCCATGCAGTAGCTTTTACACTCTTACTACTAGAAAAGATGTCTAAGTTTTTACTCCTTAGACATCAAGGTTGGCTTGAATATCTATCTGTTTGTTGTCCAGCAGGTAGTCAAGCACTATAAAAGTTCAAGTTATCTATTGCCATTAGTTTTGTACATCAGAATAATAAATACTTTGTACTCTTTGAGAGATATATCTCTTCATTTTCTCTAGTCATTCTTCATATCTAGCTTTTGCTCTATCAGATTTCTCAAAGTCTTGTTTATGTTCCCATAATTCTGCTCTTAATCCATCCTTTAAAACATTATGGAACTGTTTTAAATCTGAATGTCATGGGAATATAACATCCTCTACATTGATTTGACTAAGTGTAGCATCAGATGGTATCATATTTATAGCTTGAATACCTTGTATCTCTAGTCAGTTTTCTACATCTTCTTCAGGTGTAAAGTTCAAAAAGATATGATTATCCTTTAGAGTCCATCATTTAAGTCAGTAACTTTCTTCTAAATCTGATAATTCAGGTAATTCATAGCTATTTTCTTCATCAGTTCGGATTATTACTTTCTTTACTTTAGCTATTCATGGAACTTTGATAGGATTTCATTGATCATCTAATACAGGATTTTCATTTTCATCTAATAGAGTTGTTTCTTCTCTCTCTACTTTATATTCTCTAGCTCATGCTAATAAGTTAGTATTCCAATAAGTCCAAAAATAATCTTCCTGAGTGTTTACTATCATTCTATATACTTCAGCATAGATTTCATTGAATTTAGTCAATGCCTTAGTGTAAGGATAGTTAGCTGTAGAAGTATTAGTGTCTTCATAAGCTTCTACAAATAGATCTTGTAATGTCATAGGCTCAATAATAAATAATAAGTTAAAAGTCTGACTATTTATTAAAGAGGGGAGGAGTTTATCCTCCCATCTTATTTAAGACTATTGAGTTTCAGTCTCTGTTTCAGTTTCAGTCTCAGTTGGAGTAGGATTTAATCCAGATACTTCCATCTTATAAAGTTGTTCAGCATTCTGGTCAAATACTTTTCCACCATGAGCGATTTGTCAAAGAATGTTGTAGTACATTCCAGCTTCAGCTTCAGTTACTTTAGCTTTGAATAATTGTCTTACATAGTTGTAACTCTTAGCTCTGAAAGCATATAAGTTACCTTTAGTAATTAAGTTAGATTCAAAGATAGAGAATCCAGCGAATTTACCTAGCCATCATTCTACAGCTGAGTCAGCAGCTACTTCAGTTCCAGCTACGATTCCAGCTTGAGCTATGATAGCAGATACAGCAGGAGATACTACCAAGATTCTGTTATCCATAGGTACTTCTTTTTCTGATAATTTAGTTCTGAGAGCCATAATCTTTTCAGCTACATTAGCAGCAGTCAAAGTTGATTCAGAAATAACTTGTCCAGAATGAGCAGTGAAGAAAGCATCCAACATAGTGATGATAGAGCTTTCTACAGCAGTATCCATACCATTCAAAAGGTCTTGTAATCTGTTTCCTTTGATAGAGTATAGAGTTTGGATTTCTTCCAAGTCTGAGAATTTTTCTCTGTACTGATGTAATTTATTAACTACTAGATCAGAGTGAGTTACAGTTCTATCAGAAGCTGTAATGTCAGCAATAGAAGTAGCTTTAATATCTCCACTATTAAGAGCAGATACATCAGTTAAAGTAATTTTTGGAGAGATAGGTACTCTTACAGTATCTCCACCTTGTTTGATTTGTCCCTCAAATTCGTAGTTAGCGAATCTCATGAAAGGTTTTTTAGGAGTGTCAGATAATTTTCTTCTTAATTCTGCCTCCAAAATAAGTCTAATTTTATCAGTGTTTGCCATGTTAAAATAGGTTAAAACTAAATAAATGATTTAGTTCTTCCCTCATTGTAGTTCAGTCTATTCTTGTTTCACTGTAGCCCTACCAGCTTTAATATCAGCTTCTACTTTCAGATATTCTGCTCTAGGTAGAATTACTAGCTCATCATAAGTCCATTCTTTGACTTCTGGTTTAGGAGTCGGTGTAAGATTTTTTTCCTCTATAGGAGTTGTTTCCTCTACAGGTACTTTCTCTACTACTTTCTCCACTGCTTTCTTCTTTCTGATAGCCATGCCTTATGAGATAAATGAATTAAATCTGTCTGTACTCTCAGCTCTCTATCTTCTTAGCTACTTCATCATACAATGTAGGATTAGTCTCTGCCAAGTCAGCTAGTTCGTTGTAAGTAAAGTCAGTCTTTTCAATGTTTTGTGCCTTTTCTCTTCATGGGTTAGGATTAACAGTAGTTGCATCATGATAATCAGCTACTCTAAATGCTTGTTCCCATGTTAAGTTAGGATTAGCATTACGGATGCTCTGAATCTCCTCTGGGATTTCTTCAAATCCGTGTTTGCTTTTAAAGGTTACCTTTTCCTCAATAGATTTCTCTAATTCAGCTCTGTCCACTTCAGCATTAGCTCTATCAGCTAAATCTTTCTGCTTAAAAGCTTCCTTAGCTTGCTTTTTCTTTTTGTCATACAGTTCTTTAGAGACATAGTTTTCAGCTACATCATCCTTAGAAATGTAATTCTCAGAAAGCTCATCTCTTGAGATAAAGTCTTCCTCGTTGAAGTCCCTCTCGCTTCAATCATCATAAACGATTTTCGCCATGATTGTTTAGTTTACCAAATAAAAAGATGTTGATTAGTGGTCATCCTCCACCGATATATCAGTTTCATTACTGATCCTTGTTAAGAGATAGTTGGGTATCTGTAGGAAGTCATCAATATCTTCCAATTCTTTCAGATCAATATCTCTTCTGTTAAAGATGGACTTACTCCTATCTTCATTCACTGGAGATAGAATGCCAGTTTTTAGTTCTTCCTTTCTATCCTGTAGATAGTCATTGATAAGTCTCCAAAAGGCTGAATTTAGTCAGTCTTTTAATATTCACTCATCATTCTTATTCAGTTGTTGGTATGTCATTTCATACTGTAGGTCATAAAGCTTGTGGTTGATTATTAGCTTGATTCTCTTGTGATATGTAATTACTTATTAGTTGGTTTGTGCTTCATTGATTCATTTGTCCCATTCACTGCATCATAGCATTCTGATTAGCTTGTCAGCTTACTATTAGAGCTTGTTTTCTTCTCATTATTGCTTTAGCTTTTGCTTTAGTATCTAATGCTTGTTGATAAACCTGAATATATATTTTATGATTTTCTGCCATATCTGTGATTTCTCCTACATCTTCATCATTATTCAATAGCTCTAAGTCTAGCATTGCTTTATCGTATTCAGGTGGATAATCGTATATAGAATTTACTAATTCATCATCCATTCACATAACTTTAGCAAAGTCTCTTGTAAGCTGTATCTTTCAGAACTCGTTAGCTTGTTCCATAAGTGGCTGATAACTTGCCATAAATGCACTCTTATTTTGTTCTTCCTGCTCTCTTCTGTCTATCTCTGTTACCAATACCATGTGTAAGTCTCTTTTAGTATCTAAATCTTTTCACATGATAGTATATGTTACATTTCATAGTCAGCTATTTAGTACGATATTTTTCTCGTTAGACATCTTAAAGTTCTTCTGATAGCTTCTATACCAAAGTACATCCCAATATCTTTTTTCTCATCGTAGGAATACCTTAAATATAGTTGATAGTCTGACATTCTGATTAGCTTGGAGTAATTGACTCTGTGTAGCTGTAATAGTTCTTGCATATACTCAGATACTCTGCTCATCAAATCAGATTTCTTTTGTAGCCTTTGCATCTATCATATTCTTTAGATTATATCCATCTCCAGTTCATGATGTCTGAGTCTGAATATTCTCTATAACTTTTCTATTCTCTAAGTTTCACTTAGCTGGTACATATTTTCTCTTTCAGAGTTTTCTATGAGCTAGTTCCTTTCAGTCTACTACATCAGAATTATATACAGTAATTCAGCTAAATGTTTCTTCATGCACTTTATCTATCAATAGATTCATAATACTTTCTTCTGAATCTTGATTATCCTTAGCTAAATCTCATACACATAATCAGTATGGATCTCATTTCTTAGGTAATAGCCAGCTGTGTACTACAGGACATGGAATAGTTGTTGGATCTTTTTTCTCTTCACTTCTTACTGCTTCTATCTCTTCACATCTAATTAGTAAAGTTCTATCATTTGCCCATTCAGTCAAATACCATCTTCAGTTGAATTTAGTAAAGTGTCTATAAACTGAATAGCATTTGAGTGGAGATTTTACACTAGGATAAATTCCATCTATTCAATATCCATCTGCCCATGCATTGAGTTTAGCATTATAATCATTCTTTAGAGTTTCTTTTAGTTTCTTTAGCTCTGCATCAGTGAGCATCAGTTCAGTATTCTTATACAAGTCTGAAAGCTCTTCCTCCGTTAGCTCTAATTCAAATCCATGAAAGTTGAATCATTTTACTATGTCAAAGTATGGATCAGGAATCCAACATAATGGAGAGTATAGTCTCTTTTTAGGAGACTGAGTTATTTTATCCCATCATTCATCTACTGCTAGATAGATTCCAAAGTCTACTTCATCCTCTATTTTCTTATAAGAGATAGTATCTTCGTCTAATTCTTCATAATCAAACTCCAATAAGTGATTCCAAGTTTTAGCATATTCTGCATCTCATCTCTTTCTTCACTGGAATCTTACTAAAGGCTTATTCTTGTAAAGTGAAGATATAAAAAGATTCCTGTAAGTATACAGGCTTTTAGATTTTACTGTCTCTCAGTCTTTTAATTTGTCTCAGTCTACATTATAAGCTCTTAGATACTCTTGTAATAGAGGTCTTTTTCTCAAAGCTACTTCTGCTCATGCATCATATTCTTGAGCTACTTTAGTCTGGATTTCTTGATAAGTCCATCCTTTAATTTTCTGCACCATCTTTTGAGTTGTGATATTGTTTACCATCTCTTATATGTTAAGTAAATTAAGATCGTGAATCTATAATTTTTCCTTTCTGACTTGTTCAGTCGTAAAGCTCATTCACTACAGCCAAATACCTAAAGGCATCTGATGAGTGAGAGCTTCGGTCATGTTCAGGTCATTTGAATGTCTGTCTCTTTTCATCTAATTCTTTGTGGTAGTTCTTCAGACATTTCCATCATCGCTCTGTTTTCTCTTTATCAAACCAACAATAAGGTAGGATAGCTCTTACACTGTTTATTCAGTCTAATACTGATAGCTTAGGAACTATTTGGATGTCATTGAATCAGTATTCATACATCTTCTCTTCTACAGTTTTTCATGTCTGTAAGCTTCTAGCTTGAGCATCATGAGGAAGTCGCATAGTTCAATATCTATAAGGTTTAGATTTTAGAATAGCCACATAGTGAGATAATCATTCTCAGCTATTCTCATAATGATCTATAACTCTGATTTCCTTTCAGATTCTCTGCCAAAACCATATAGCTGTAGAGTCATTTATTCCTAAGTCCCAAACAGTAAATACATCCAAAGCTGAATCGTATGGAAGAGTTGTTCTTCTCCCAGCATTCTCTAATTGAGTAAGTATTTCTGCATAGAAGCTTCAATTTATTCATGCATCAAAGCTACAGTAATACTCTTGCTGGAAGATAGCATCGCTACCATTCTTCATAATGATTTCTTGCCTTTCAGATTCTAATACATCCTTACTTATCGCTTTAGTATCATCTACTGTCTGAATTGATACCATCCAGTCTTTATTCTCTTTAGCCATATCTAATAACTCTTTAGCATGATTATCTCATCTAGGAGTAAAGTTAAATATAGCCCATCATCCATTCTCTGCTAATATAGGTCTAAGGAAGTCCCAAACAGCAGGAGACTGTAATGAATACTCAGAGAACACAATACCGATAGGATTAGTTCAGACAATGGAGTCTACATTATCAGATCATATAATCTGAATTATGCTTCAGTTGATTAACTCCACTTTCATTTCTGTATCGTTTTTTCTTTTAATGATCTGTGATGGAATATGATTAATTGTCTTCCATCAGTCTTTATCTATTCAGTCCCAAGCAGCTTTCTTTCACTGTGAATAAGTAGGGAATACATAATAGTAAATTCAGACATCTTCCATTGCTTTCTTTACAATGATATTGAAGCAGGCTTTATCCTTTCATGCTCTACGATGCCAAACCATTATTATTCTCTTCACTCAATTATCTATAGCTTCAAATATAGGAAGCTGATAATCTCTAGGAATGAAATGATAAGGGATAGTTAGTTCTGTCATGAGTCTTTCTTATAAGATATTACATTAATGTTTAAGTCTCCACTTTGTTCTACTTTGTCAGTAAACATCTTGAAGTATTTTCAGATTTTCTCTAATGCACTATTAGCTCATGCTGAATCAAATCTCCAAACATCTGCCAATACTTCTTCTCAGTCTTCATTGATTACATATTCTTGAACTTGTTTACCTTTCTTATCTAGAACAGGTGCTTTTTGCATACATCTATCAGATACTTCTTTTAGATTTTGTAATACCCATTCTACACTAAGTCAGAGATCTCATGTAATCCTTTCAGTCTTAGATTTTAGATACTCTTGAATACCTACATTTACCAACATTCTAGGTCAGGCAGTATTAGCAGTTTTATCAGATACTCAATAGACTTCTTTATAAGCTCTTGTGGCATTAAAGTCTTTCAGGTACTCTAGACAGAACATCTTTTGTTTTTGAGTTAGTTCTTCTTTCATGATGTTGATAGTCTCTATATAAACGAGGTGCATTATAATCAGTTTTTTTAAATTGGTGGATTTTTCTTTTATAGAAAAGGAGAGAAATCTGATCTCTCCAATTCCAATAGACTAAACAATGAAGAAGAACTACTTACTACTTATCGTAGCTATATGAATATACTCAAATTTTCAGAAATGGTGGATTTTTTTAATCAGCTATTTTCCATCTGATTTTTTATGTTGATTTTAGCTCTAGCGATTATCTTATCTATTGTAGTATGATCCTTTCAATAAATAATAGAAATCTGTCTAGCAGTTAAAGGCTCTCCAGTCCATTCATATTCAAAATAGAGGTCTAAGATTAGATTATCCAAATCATTTCTTTCATCTGGTCTAAAGTATCTCTCTATTTTGACTAAGTTCTCTATTTCATAGCAGATGACAGTACCAAAAAATGACTCTTTTTCATACAGTCTTCCTCTCTTGAAAAATTGTCTTCTTTGATTAGTCAGCATGGAATTTTATTTGAATTTATAAATTCAGTTCCCATTCTCATCTTCTCATACCATTTCTAGTAGATTATTCTCTGGCATCTCTTCTTCATCTAATTCTTCATAAATCTTTAATAGTTTTTCTATCATTTGTAGGATTCTTTCTTTTGTCATTTGAATAATTTAATAAATAAATCTGATTAGTGGTTATGTTCTCTTCTCCATTTCTCTTGTTGCTCTCTATTGATTATCTTGCTACAAGGTAAGCAGTATTTCTTAGGTCATTTAGTAGGGAACTCTTTTCAGCATCTCTCACATTGTCTCATTACTTCTTTCTAAAAAAATCTAAAAGTCTGACATACCATTTCTTCTTTGGTTTCGGTATCTGTATTCTGTTAGTCATCTCTAATTTTCGTAAATGATCTAAATCTAAAATCTGAATATTCTCTGATTTGTTTATCTGCTTTCTTCTTATTCTATCTTGAATCGGTGTTTTGTTTGTATCTCTTACTTGAAACTCTGCTCTTGGCATATAGATAGCATCATGTAGAGACATCTTATGGACTCTATTCACAAAGTTGGAATAGCTTATTGGAGTATTACCTAATGCTTTTTGCTTTTGGCAATGGATTTGATAGTAATACTTTAAGTCTCATCTTTGGAAGTTAGGCATGGTGGATATGTTGGTTACAAACTAAAGAAGAAATCTGTCTGCATAGTAAATCTATTGTCTCCTTATTTCTATTGTATTCTCTAATTCTTGGATTTCTTTTTCTTTTTGTTTTAGTTCTTGAATCTTTTTGTTTAGTGAGAGTTGGGTTAGTCTCTCTCAGTCGCTGATAGTTCTTGTCATGGTTTTTGTTTTAAGAAAATAAAAAAGTCTGATTATTTAATCAGTTTGGCTTTCTTTCATTGGATATAAGCATACCATTCTAAGATATGCGTCTCGTATCGTTCTTGATCATAATCTACGAGTTCTTTATCATTCCATAGTTTTTCTTCTACTTCTTCTCCATACTCAGCTATCATGTTCTTATGATAATCTCTGTAATTTCAGTTAAGTATTACATTGTCTCTGTGGCATTGGGGGTGGCAATTTCTAATATCAAATCTGTATTTCAGATAGTCTCTACTCCTATAATGTCAGTTTTCACTCTCATTTCGTAGCATTCTCACTCAGCTAGTGAAACACCTTACATATCAGTAATCATCAGCATAAAATAATCTTACATAATCACTAAAAACTCTGTCAGCAAGGTCTCTCCAGTTTACTTTTCAGACTTTCTTTTTTGTATATTTAGCTGCTCTTGGTATATATTCTCAGAAAATCCTATATCGTGTATCAGTTTTATTTTCGTATCTCTCTAAAAAATAGTCTAGTGCTTTTTTTGTTTTAAATATACCTCAGTATTTCTCTAATTTTATCATTAAGTCAAAATGCCTTGATATAAATCAAGGCTCTATCGTTTGTCTATCACACCTAATTATATTCCTGATTTAGTGTATTTCAAGCGATTTTTTGTATGATAATTTTTAGTTATCATAAAATGTAGACTTTACCTTGTTTTTAATTATTGACTTTTATATATTATATTATGTGATAGATGTAAAAAAGGTAGAGTCTAATATACTGATTTTACTTTTTTTTGTTAATGAAAATGTATTTAATTGTTATTGAGTTTGCCAAATGGTTAAAAACTATAAATTATTCTGATTCTACCATAAAGAATTATCTTAGAACTTTAGAATTGTTTGATGATTATGTTAGGGGAGTAACCTTTGGAGAAAGGGGAGTGGAGTTCCCTTATACAATAGAGCTTGAAGATATAGAAGAATTTGCTGAAAGTCAGAAATTAAAAGGTAAAGAAATCAGAACTGTAAATAACTATTTAGCTTGAATAAAAAAGTTTTTAAGATTTTGTAACCATAAATGATTAAATGTTATGGATCATAAAAGGATATTGTTTGCAAGAGAGCCAGAGTATAAGATAAATGCTTTAGATGAAAATGAGATGAAAAAGCTGTTAAATTATATGAGAACAGATAGTAGCAAGGAAGAAATCACTAGAATGAGAGATTATGCTATAGGACTTGTTTTAACCTACTGATGACTAAGAGTATCAGAATTATGTAATCTAAAGGTTAATGATATAAAAGAGAATATGCAAGTTATAGGTAAATGATGATCTAGAAGACTTGTATGTTTATATTCTGATTATATTAAAGTTATTGAGTTATATTTATTTCTTAGAAGAAAATTAAAAATAAATTCTGATTATGTATTTGTATCTCATTCTAATAATTCTAAATGAAAGCCACTAAGTAGAGCTAGTGTAGAAGATATTATAAGTAAAGCATGAAAAAAAGTCTGAATACAAGTACGACCACATAAGTTAAGACATACATGTGCCACTCAAATGTTAGAGCATGGTGGAGATATAGTATATATAAGCCAAATTTTATGACATAAGAATATTACAACTACTCAGACTTATTTAGATTATTGCAATGATAAACTAAGGAATACCCAACTTTTGATACCTAAATTGTAGGGGAGTATCTATCCTCTACTTTTCATTTTTAAAAAATTGTGCCAACTACCCTACTTGAAAGGCTAGTTATAAAGCCACATAAAAATTATGTGCATTTTTATTTGACTTTAAAAAAAATATGAGTATAATTTTCACTGTCAATGAATAGACATTACATAAGAGCTATCCAGCTCTAAAAAATTATAGAATATTACTTTGCACAATGTACCTTGATTCAAGTTCAGAACTGCAATTTAAGTCTATATATGTAAGAAAGTCATTCATTGATAAGATGAATGGCTTTTTCTTTACAAGGCTCTATCGCACAAATAAGGTCTATCACAAAAAGAAAAAAGCTGTTAATCGCAAAAGGGTTAGTCAGCAAATAGAAGAACTTATTTATATTTGCTGTAGGAATACTAACCCTCCTGCAGCATATATAAGTGAGTTCTTTTTTGTTAGAGCCTTTCATGGCAACAGGAGATACTACTTATAGACTGAGGAAAACTCTTTTATTTTATATCCACCATTGCCATGAAACGAATTATTACAAGCAAGGGAGATGGTATAAACTATTTAGGAAGAGATCCTAATGGCGAATACCACAACATGAGAGAGTTTGAGGGGGGATTCTTTGAAATTGTGTACGAGATTTGAAAGGGACTCGTACCAAAATGAGAAATCCTTACCAAAGACCAATTTATTTTAGAAAAGTAGCAAGATGGAATGATTTATAAAAATTCCAAATGCTATTCTTCAGGATAAGGGACTAAACCACACACAAATGTTACTGTATGGTTATATCATTAGCTTAGCTGCTAAGAAATGATATTGCTATGCTACTAACAAAGCTCTAGGAGAATACCTAAACATTACAAAATCTAGAGTATCAAACCATCTTACCACACTAAAGGAACATTGATATTTAGAAATAGAGGAATGACAACTTAGGAGAATTAAACCTATTGCTGATATTGGCAAGGGTATTGCCAAAAACAGCAAGGGGGTTGCTGATAACAGCAAGGGGGGTTGCCAAAAACAGCAAACAGATATAGATAATATAATAGATAATAAAGAAATAGAAATAGATAAAGAATTTGAAAACTTTTGGAAGCTATTCCCTCATGCTCGTAAGTGAAAGAAACAAGATGCTAAAAAGTTCTACACACAAATCAATGATCCTATTACTGCCATTAAAGAAGTAAAACATCTTAAACTTAAAATTCAAGCATGAGTAGAAGAGTGAAAATATGTACCAGCTTGTGAAAGATGGATTAGAGACTTTACACCTATATCTGATGAAGTGAAAGTGAAAGACTTAGAAAGAATAATGAAACGACACTTAACTACTGAATGAGCTAAAGAAAGATATTCAGATTTAGTGGAAGTCTATGGAGAAGAAAGAGTTAAAGCAATGGCTAAAAAGATAAGTCAGACTTTAGACTTTAATAAACCAAAAGATGTACAAATTTAACAAAAAAATCTGATTACAATATCCATCTGAAGCATTTGATGAATTTGAATGTATCATGACATGAGAGCTTGTAACTATCATTGCAGAGTCAAACAGCTGAAAGACAACATTTGCTTTAGATATGATAGAAAGGAATGCAGAAAGATGAGTTAAATGATACTACATAAACTTGGAGTTCCCAATAGAGACTATGTGGCAATGAAGATGGCTTTGGTTTCATAACAAGGATAAAACAAGCCTTACTGATCTAAACAGTCTCACAGATGAAGAGATAGCTGACTTGGAGAATTATGTAAACACAAAGATAGGAAAATTTGAGTTCTACAATAATCCAGCATGAATTGACTTAGATATGTTACTGAAAGTTATAGAGCTGAAAGCTATGGAGTGATATAAATTCTTTGTGATAGATACATTCTCTAGGATACATTGAAACACAAATGAGAATGCTAGATGAAATCAGAATAAATGTATGGAGGAGTTACAGGAATTAGCACAGAGAATAAACGTTGCAATTATAGTTCTACACCACACAAATAGACAATGAACTTGGGAATGAAGTCAGAAAATTATGGATCTATCAAATGTATTCCTAGTGATTAGTAAACAGATGGATGCAGAATGAGAAGAATATAGGAATTACAAGCTGACAAAAGATAAGTATGTACCTGTAAAGGAAGTTGATGTTTATTATCATTGAGGAAAATATGAGAGATTTTAACCCATTAGAAGACATAGAAATCTTATGTCAAACTGAAGATACATTTATCGTAAGGACATGAAAGCTGATAGAGACTTTACAATTCATACAGCAAGCATGATGGAAACTCAGACAGCTAATTCCAGATGATGAATGAGAATCAGAATTTAACATCTTAGCTTATTACAAATGCAAGAATACTTAGAAACTTATGACTTCTTAGCAAGTAGTAGATCAAATGCAGAGAAGAAAATGGAAGCAGTAATTAGAAAACATTATCAGAAATATTGAAAGATGTTACATATTCAGAATTTATGGCTTATAAACTACAACTTGCGAAGATGTAATTTAACTTACTAATAGACTAAACAATGGAAAAGTTATTAAAGCTCATAAACGAGTACGAAGAAAGCAGATGGGAAACAATAGATGACTGACTTACAGAAGAGGAGAGAGAAGAATGAGCGATAATTGAAGAGAAACCAATGTGGAGTGAATATGAGTGACATCTGCGACATTGTAATGCTAAAACAGTAGCATACGAAAAAGATACATTTGATGCTTATGCAATAAGCAAAAGATATGGATTTATTAAATGGCTAGTTGACTGGCATAAAATAGATAGCTTTAAACTGAATACGAAACGATATGAAGAATTTGAGGAATATAAGTTAGCGAATTATAAGACAGTATCAGATGAGTATAAAGACAAGCTACACATGATACTATCAATTAGCGAAAATCCAATATCAGATTTAATCTCTATATTAGAATAAAGATGGAATCACATGAACACAAAAGACAGCTTGAAGAAATCCAAGCTAGGAGAATGTTTAAGCTCCAACAATTAGCAAAGACTAATAAACTTATAGCTTTACATCTTAAAAAGATTCAACAATGACAGAACTAAAAGACAAAGCAATAGACATAAAATGAAAGAAATATGTCTTAGTATCAGATAGAGTGTTATACTTTAATGAGAATTATCCTAATGGATGTATTCAAACTACAAGAGAAACTATCTGAGATAAAGAAATTATCAAAGCAGTTGTATGTCCTGACTGTGATAAACCTAATAGAGTGTTTACATGATATTCACAAGCTACATGGGGAGATGGATTTATCAATAAAACATCTGCTCTAGAAAATGCTGAAACATCAGCAGTAGGGAGAGCTTTAGCTTTCATGTGAATCTGAGTTATAGACTCTATTGCTTCAGTAGATGAGATAAACAAAGCAGAGAATACAGCTAAATCTCAGACTAAGAAACCTACTTATCAAAGCCGATTCCAAAAAGCAATGAGTAATACTGAATTTATGAAACAATGCTTAGATCAAAATGATTTCATAAACAAGATAAAAGATAAATACGAGCTTGATGAGTTCCAAGAATCACAGCTAAGAACAGCTTATCAGAATGCTACAGCTGAAGAAAATTTAGACTTACCATTTGGAAATGAATAAAATCTTAGAAAAAGCTGACCATCTTATGAGAGTATGAACAGTAGAAGACATCATGGAGTTTATTCCTGACCTCCTACTGTTCTATACTCAGATAGATGATCAGAATGCTGAGAATGAGATAAACTTAGACTGAATAGAAAGTGCTGAATATATCAGACTTAAAAAGCAGAAAAAAGACTGAGGGAACTCCTATTCAGACATGGATATAAACAAGTTATCCAAAGAGAAAGCAAGGAAGACTTATGATAGACTGCCAGCAGATAAGAAAGTTGCTGATCATTGTAAGCTATACCTAGAGCATCTCAAACAGAGAAAGATAGATCTCCAAAGTCTAGATAAAAAGACTAGGGAGGTAATGTAGCCAAGACCAAACATAAGAGGACTTTATATCTTAACTAAACAAAATGGCAGGAGAATGAATGTTTTTAACACCTGAGTATATCCTACAGGATATGCCAATAGACTTCTTTGACTTTCAGTTTGTCATGAATGCTGATGGAACTATGAAAGAATGTAAACTATGAGATCAGATTTTAGAGCCAGCTATTTGAAGTGCATTGTTCCTAGTTAGAGAAAAGTATATGCACAAAGTGAAACAGCATAAGATAGACAAAAAGAAGTTAGAGAATCAGCAAAAAGAAAGAGATGCACGAGCTTATACCAAAGACCACTTACAAGAGCATATAAGGAAATCTGAAGCTAAATTAAGTGAGTATAAGAATGTAATACTAGCTTTCTGAAAGTTAGCAACTTGTAATTCTATAAGTAAGTAATCATGAAAAATAAGTATGTGGAAACATTACAACGAATAAATGAGCAAATAGTAAAATATCTGCAACAGTGATTTACTCCATTAAATCCTAAAGAACATTTATTTGAATTGATGGGATGGAGAAATTATCTGACTTATTGAGCTTGAACGGAGAAAGAGAGACTAAAGAAATTCAAAAAAAGTAATGCAGAATATACACTATTGTATATTGAGAATCTAAAAGATTTATTACATAAGTAAATCTACCATGCGAATACGAATAACACGGCAAATAAAAACTCGTATCTGCTGATATACTAAATTCAGAGACAGATTTGAGACTATGTATGGTAAATTACCATCTCATAGAGCTAAGAAGAAATTAAAAAGTATATGGTATTATCTAGTAAATGATAACGAGTGAGAAGCATGGAAATGCTATCAGCAGTTAGACAAAGAACTGCAAGACCTCGCAGTCAACGAGGGATGATCTTAAACAGTTAGGAACTTAGTAAGCGAAAGTTCCGTGTGGCAGTCAACCAAAGACTTAAAAATACTTGATATTGTTGGCATACCACACAAATCAGAAAAATATTCTCTCAAAAATCTTGCATACTCCTATTTATTCTTAACCTAAACAAATGACAAAAAGAATTATCAAATTATTATGAATTATAGCAGTTATTATCGTTGCAGTTTTAATTCTCTTAACAGCTTATACTGTATGAGCGAACAAGACAGCAGAAGAAGAAATAAATAAGTCTGAAACACTTTGAAGCCTAGTAGATAAAATGGATTCACTAAGAGATTTGAAAGCTGAATGTGCTAATAATCTGAATATAGTAGATAGTGCTAAATTCCTAAAGGGATACACAGGTTATTGTGATAGCCGAGATGCTGAGATAATAGAGCTTAGAAATCAGATTAATCAATTAAGTAAGAAAGATTATGAGGGTTTAGTACAGAGCAGATAAGCTCAGAAAAAAATCCTACTGAAGAAGTAGAGGAGTTATACATAGAGCCTAATCCTAGCTTTGAAGAAATAGAGGAAGAAATCAGAGTAAGTGAGATGGTAGAAAGTGCTATGAATGAAGCTGAGGATAACATAATCAAGTTAAACTATACAGGGACTTTGATACATAAAGGATACCCAGCAGATAGCCAAGCTCAAAAGATAGTACAATATGCCTATAAGTTAGGTGGTATGGACTTTGTTTATGTGCTTGAGTGTGAGAATTGAACATACGACCTAAAAAGAGTTGGCGATCATGGTCATGCTCGGTCAATTTGCCAAGTCAATGACAGATTTCACAAAGATATACCATCAGACTTTACTACTAATTGGGTAGTAGCTGTGGAGTATTGTTATAAGAAATGGAAACAATGAGTAGCCTTTTATTGACCTAGTAGGATAATCAAAGGTAAAAAGTGTTATCAGTATGTAGCAGACAGATTTATATTAGAATCTTAATAAAATGGAGAAATCAGACAAAATAATAGAGATACTAGCATGGAGTGTAATACTCTGTGTAATAGCTTTCTGTCTATGGATTAATTATGAATTATCTTTAACTGTTAGCTAAAATAAAATGAAAATTCTGAGTTTATTTGATGGTATTTCTTGCTGATATGTAGCATTAGAAAGAGCAGGGATAAAGATAGATAAATACTATGCTTCAGAGATAGATAAATATGCAATAGAAATATCTAAGAAAAACCATCCAGATATTATCCATATTGGAGATGTATGTAATGTGAATTGAGCTGATTATAAATGAATTGATTTACTCATTTGAGGTAGCCCATGTCAATGATTCTCAGTAGCAGGTAAGATGTTGAACTTTGAAGATCCTAGAAGTAAATTATTCTTTGAATTTGTAAGAATCTTGAAAGAATGTCAGCCTAAATACTTTCTATTAGAGAATGTGAAAATGAAGAAAGAATGGCAAGATATAATCAGCAGAGAGTTATGAGTAGAGCCTATTGAGATAAACTCTAGCTTAGTATCAGCACAGAATCGTAGAAGATTATACCGAACGAATATACCTAATGTTTCACAGCCAAAAGATAAGGGAATTATATTAAAAGATATACTAGAGCAGAATGTAGATGAAAAATACTACTATTCAGCTGAGAGATGGAATAGAATACTTAGTTGAAAGTATGACATAGTTAAGAGATTAGAAGATGCTAATAAAAAATGTAATACTCTGACTACTGTATGATGAGGTAATCATGAGAAAAAGATAGCAGAAGACCTAGTATTTACGAGGGGGGGGGGAAGTCTTAATCAGACAAGCAACCAAGCAATGATACATCGTAGCGAATGATGGCGATGGGATCAGCTTGGCTTACCCTAACTCAACAACAAGGAGAGGTAGAGTAATACATCAGAAATCTAATACACTTACTACTGAATGAGAATCTCATGTAATACTGATTCCTCAGACAGTAAGAGTGAGGAAATATGAAGTAGATACAGAGAAATTAAAATCTGAATTGAGAGAACATAAGAGTTTATCAAATAAAGAAATAGCAGAGAGATTAGATGTGCCAAAAACAACGGTAGATCATCGGTTTAGGATAGATAATTGCTTTGCTATTCCTGATGCTGAGATACGATTCAGACTTAAAGAGCTTTTATGAATAACTACTGATGAATTTGATAAGAGCATTACTGAATTTGAAGAAAAACCATGAACTTATGAAAAAGCAGAGAGAAAGGTGCTACCATCATGAAAGATGACTACACTTACTACAAGTCAAAATGATGACATAGTAGATTATCCAAGAATAAGAAAACTGACTCCTATTGAGTATGAAAGATTACAGACATTAGAAGATAATTATACGGCAGGAGTTTCAGATTCTCAGAGATATAAGATGCTCTGAAACTGATGGACAGTAGATGTTATAGCTCATATATTTAGCTTTATGGAGAGTAATCGCCGATAAAGGATGCAGTCAAGAGTCCTAGATAGAGATTACTAGGGAGGTACAGAAAGCCTTTTCATGCTCTTGCTAGGAGATACCACCTTATCTCTGAGTGTAATAGAAAATAGAATAAAAACCACACTTGGCAAGAGGTGGCTTGCCTTTAGAATCAGATTTATATTAAAATTTATAAAGATGAAAGAAAAATCTGAAAGGAGAAATTGTGTAAGATGTTGAAGAAATCTGAAAGATAATCAGAAACTACGATGTGAATCTTGTATAAGATATGTAGATGCTGAACTTAGATGAGAATCAGATTTACCTTTACACTTCTTCTTTAAGTGGCATCTTAGACATAAGAAGTAATCAGACTTTTATAACTTAATTTATAGAAAATGAAAAAAGAAATCTGAATGGAAAAACTTATAGAGTTATTGAATGAGTATGATAAAGAAAAATGATTACATACTTTTTGGAAAATGACACAAAGTAATAAAATTCAAATTTATGGTAAATGAGTATGTAGTGAAAGTTATTTATATTCAAAATCATATGGCTTTATTAAATGGTTAGTAGAGAATGATAAGATAGACTTTAGTAAAGATGCTTTTGTATCTCTTGCTAGTGAATTGTGATGTACTGCTTATGATGAAAAAATAGTTTTAATGGTTTTATCAATATCAGATACTCCTATTGATTTACTTTGTAGCCTATTGAAATAAAATGACACAAAGCTGAATGATGTTCTGTGATTATGAAAAAGTTGTATGTGTATGAGCTAATGCTTATGTGGATAGTCTTATATCAGATTATGAAACTTTAGCTTGGTGTACATTTGTCGCTTGAATAGTAGTTTGATGTTTATTATTAAATATGTTTTATAAACTAAAAAGCTACTTGAAGTAATTAGATTTATTTACTTAATTTAATAACCTATGGAAAGGAAAGAAAAGAAAGCTGAATTAGAAAGAGTGAAAAAGTTTATGTACGATATTAAATATTGACTAACCACATACGATAAATTAAAGATTATGGTAGAAATTTGTTGTGTCGCTAGTGTAAGTCCTGTAAATTGTTGGCAATGATTTGTATTTTTCTGAGAAGAAAGGAATAAGCTATATGAAACAGATGTGTCAGATTTGGAATACACAATGGAGAAAGTAAGGAATTACATAGAAAGGAATTTCAAAACAGAATTAGACTAATCAGACTTTTATATTATTTACCTATTGAGAGAATGAGTGAAGAAAGATTTATAAATAAAGTAGAGTGACATATAACCTCACTAAAAAACTTAGACAATAAAGCATTAAAGATTTTAGTTAGTAAGTTAGAACAAGAAAATAGAAAACTGAAAGACAGCAATACAATATTAAAGAAAGGCTGACAAGTAGTTTTCACTTTAGAAAAGAGAATAGATGAGCTTTTAGAAGAAAATAAAAAGCTGAAAGAAAATTATGCTAAATTAGACAAAGTAGCAAGTGAGAATGTAAGAACACTAGATGAGCTTGAAGCTAAAAGAATAGAGTTAGAAGAAGAAAATAAAAAGCTGAAAGAAGATTTAGAACATAGGGACAGCTTTTTCTCTATTATGCGAGATGTATTGGCTAATGAAGAAATAAGTAATGAAGAATTAGCAAGCATATTATATTGTGTAGTACATTTTGAATGTGGAGATTTAGAAATGAGTAAGAAAGAAGTAGACATAGCAGAAAAATTCTGGTACAGAGATTATGTTTAATCAGATTTATTTATTTAACTTTATACCTATGCCAGAAAAAGAAATCTGAAAGCTATTGGATAGACAAGAACTCCGAAAAGAAAAACAAGAAGTCTGTAAGGAATGTCAGCTATGAGATACTTTAGAGAATTGTAGAATCTGCTTACTTAACCTATTCAAAGAGTACGATAAACACCCTCCATTTAGTGAGTAATCCTAGTTAATACCGTTATAGAAAAAATTTTAAGAGATATTAAAAACGCTGAGTAGTCTATTACTCAGCATTTTTTTGATTAAGTCTTTAGATAAATCTGATTAGTAAATCTTTATACTTATGTCTTGTACTGCAGAATAGTTTACACTTATATATACCACCAAATAAGTAAATGTTCTCAATGTACTTATTTGGCTGTCTGTTAAGGTCAATGTAGAGTTGTCAAATCAGCTCATCACTCAAGTAATAGTCTTATTCACTAAGTCTATTGTTGTGGTCGGAGAATAGGTGTTCCCCAAAGTGGCATTACCAATGACATTTCAGCTAGTGTCTGTATTTCAATCGTACATAAATACTCTCATTCCACCATAACCACTACCAAATACTCTGTAACCACTTTCTCCGTTCCCCCATCAAGAGCCTTTACTTAATAACAAACTTGCGGCATTATAATTTGGATTTGAGGCACTATTATTTGTAACAACAGTACCCGAAATAACTATTTTTTTAACATCAGCTAAACTTGGTATGTCTACCTTAATTCTACAATCTGTTGAGCTACTTCCACATACTCAATTAGAGTTAGTTTGTATAGTTCATGTTAATAAAGTCCAATCGTTTGAGATTTGAGCTGCTGTTTTTCACTTAAAAGTATAACTATAATTAAATACAGCAGGATACACTTGTTCCTCTGTTACTCCATCTGGATAGATTAGTATTCTCTTTAGTTTGTATCACATAATTGTTAAGAATTAAGATAAATCTGATTAGTATCAGTAGTTTCATTTGGTTTGGTTATAATAATCTGTTACATCATCTGCTGTTCGTACTTTATTTTCTAATATTACATTACTCATATATCATTTAAAATAATTTCAAGGGTCGCTTCTACACGATGCTCATAATCTCCATCAATTAGGAGATGCTTGTTGGCTTGGATAATTACTT